TCGCCCTGCGTCATGGAGTTGTGGTTGCCGGCAAGGTTGCCGACGCTCCGCTGGAAGCCGTCTATCGTGGAGATAGTCGGGTTCGAGTCGAGGCTGAAGCCGCTCTGGAGGCCACTGACGCGCTTGTTGAAGAAGCCCGTCTTGTGCCCCGCCATCCGGTACGCCGAGTCGGCGATGTCCGGCAGCAGCGAGAACAGCCCCGCGCGCGCGAAGCCCGCCTTGGCGATCTCTTCGAGCGACAGGTCGTCGTCGTACTTCTTCGTGCGCTCGGCGGTCTGGTTGTTGCCCACCAGTGCCGACGCGCCCTTGTACGCCTCGCGCTTCAGGGTCTGCTCCGCGGTGTACACGAGGCCGGCCCACACGGAGCTTGAGGCGAACCTCAGGTACGCCTCGGCGTCGCCCTGCGCGAGCCCCTGCATGGTGCTCTTCGCGTAGGCGTTGATGAGGTACGAGCGGAACTGCAACACGATCTTGGAGAGCGTGCTGTGCCCGAACGCCTTCGAGGCAAGCTGCGAGCCTACCTCGTTGGTCTGCACCATGCGCGTCGCGTCCTTGCGGACAGCCGCGATGAATGCATCTCGGGCGTCGAGGTCGGTCCAGTTCGCGAGGTTCGCGGCGTTCAGCTGGTGCCCGCCGATGCCTTCGGTCGTGGTGGCGTGCGTGCGAAGCTGCTCGTGAACACGGCCCGCCATCTCGGCGTCCATGCCCATCCACGCCAGTTGCTTCGTGGTGTACTCGCTGCCTTCCCGTAGCGCCCCGTTGAGGAGGCGCTGCGCCGAGACCTTACCGGCCAGCACCTGCATGGCGCTGATGGTATGGCTGAAGCCCTGCCCGACGCTGACGGCTCGGGTGAGCTTCTGCATCGCGCGGTTCGTGGCGTTGTAGATGGCGGAGCCGAGCGGATCGTTGCCCTGCACGAAGCGGCGGTCGATCAGGTGCTCGGTGCCGAGCCCCATGGTCTCCACGATCTCGCGGGCCAGCTCCTTGTCCATCCCGCCACCGAGGGCGGAACGGAGCAGCGGCATGTGCTGCATGACGGCGCGGAGGTTACCGTAGGCGATGACCTTGCCCATCTCACCGAGGTGAGCCCAAATCATCGAGCCCATCTGGCGGGTGTAGTTGAGCGCACGCAGGACGCGGCCCCAACGCGCCATGGAGGCGGCGAAGCTGTCTGCGTCCGCGGCTTCCACCGGGGACTTGGTGATCAGGGAGTAGGCAAGCTGCGCAGCCTGCACGGTGCTCTCGCGCTTGCCGGGGTCGGCGATGACTCGCCGCACGTCCTTCAGGCGCGCCTCGAAGTCGGCCACAGACTTGATGCCGGCTTCCTTGGCGAGCCCGATGTGGCCCGACATGACGCCCGCGTAGCGGTTGACCAGCTCCTCGGTGTTGCCGTTGAAGAGCGAGCTGATGGGCAGCTCGTCGACTTGGCCCGTGCTCTTGTTGAGCATGCGCACGGTGTGCCCCTCGTCGAAGTCGAGGCGGCTCTTGGCGAAGCGGACGGTGCCGCGCTCGGCGGTGCTGCCGCGCGCCTGCATCTCCTCCGTCATGGACTTCTGCACGCGGTCGGCGAGGTCGTGATCGCCGCCGCCTTCGAGGATCAGCTCGCGAACGAAGTTCGGGTCTTCGAGGCGAAGCCCGTGCATCGAGTTCGCATCGATCCCGCGGCCCACCTCGCGGAGTCGCTGGTGGTAGCCCTCGGCGATCTTGAAGATGGCCTCGTCGGGCAGGTGCGGGTTGGCTGCACGGATGGCGCCTTCGAGCGCCTGATTGACCGTGTCGGTGCCGTAGTCGCGGTTCCAGCGCTCGACCTCTGTGTGGTCGATCTGCCGGGGCAGGTAGTGCTCGTTGGCGGGGATCGTGTCGAACCCCTTCACGCCGGCAGCCTTCGCGTCCTCGCGGATGTCATTGAGGAGCTTGCTGACCTTGTCGCCGAAGCCGCGGACGTTGGCGTCCTCGCCTTCGCCGGTGCGGACGTAGTGAGCGACCTCCTCCATGAAGCGGGAGCGGTCGGAGAAGCTGGTGGCACTCGTGCCGTTCTCCTTCGCCCACGCGTGGAGGTGCTCATCGACCGCCGTGTAGAAGCGGGCGAGGTAGCTGTGCTCCAGCCGCTGCGCCACTTCGGAGGCGCCGGTCTCGGTCACAGCCTCGCTGCCGGTGCCCACGGGGTCACCCACGAGCTTGCCGAGGAGACTGCGAACCTCCGGGTCGTCGCTGCCACGGAGGCGCGCGGCGATGTCGAGGCGGAACTTCGAGCCGAAGGTCTGCGCGACGTCGTCGCCAGCGCCCACGGTTCGGGCAAGCTCTTCGTAGTCGGCGACGTTCCCTGAGGTGCCCGCGGCGCCCGCGTCGGGGCCGGACTTGGTCAGGTCGGCGACAGGCGCCTTCGCCTTCTTCGCCAGCTCGGGCGGGACGTCGATGTTGCGCTCGTTGAGGAAGCGGATGGCCTCCTGCGCTTCGAGCCGGGTGGTAACCTGCGTCGTCAGACGACGGGCGAGGTTCTTCTCCAGCTGCGTCGCCCACGTCCCGCCCACGGCGCCGAGCCCGGCGCCCATGAGGGCGGCGTAGCCGAGGTCGCTGTAGTCGCGGGTGGGCGTGCCTGAGTCGACCGCAGCGCTGATGGCGGTGTTCGCCAGCGCGCCGCTGCCGGCCGCCGTCAGGATCTTGGCGATCCGGCCGCCCTTGGAGAGCACGCCGATGCCGCCCGAGGCGGCGCCGACGGCGAGTGCGACGGGGTCGAGGAGGTTGGTCGCCATGCGGCCGGCCACGCCCCACGCCCCGTAGGACGCGAGGCGCTGCTCGGCAGCCTGCTCATCGAGGATGTTCTGGCGGAGCCACTGCGCGTGCGAGGCGCTCACCGCCGCCGAGAGGCGGTTGGTGTACTCGGGGGCGATCCCGTCGGTGAGCCTCTTGTACTCCTCGCTGCCCCACTCGGGGGTCTTGTAGTTCGGATCGGGGGTGAACCCAAGCTCGGTCGCCTTCCGCCACATGGCGGGGGCGATCCAGTCGGACTGCTCTACGTCGCGGAGGAAGTTCGCGGTCTTGTCGAACACGCCGTAGCGGTCGTCGTTGGCCCCGCCCTCCACCACAGGAGCAGCCGTAGGCTTCCCCGAGGCATCCACAGGCTGGCGCGAGGCCAGCACCGCGGGATCGATGGTGGCGTACGGGGAGCCGTGCGTCACCGCCGGTGCGTCAGGGATGCTGTCGAGGAAGTCTGACATGGTGTTCCTAGTTGAGTGTGAGGGCGCCCGGGGTAGCGGCGGCCGTTGAGAGCGCGTCGGTGTAGGCTTGGAAGGCGCGATGGTTCGCTTCGGACTTGGCGCGAGCGTCCTGACCGGCCTGCCACTTGTCGTGGCTGGTGGCTTTGGTGTACGAGGCGTAGAGGTCGTTCAGCGTGAACGGTCCCTTCAGCGTCTCGCCGTTCGGGCCGACGAGCACCAGCGCGCTGCGGCCATCGGTCCCGGGCTGCACGGTGAGCCGTACGTCCTTCGGGTCGATGTTGTGCGCCTTCGCCAGCGCGGGCACACCGTCCTTGTTCTCGTAGAGATACTTCACGGCGTCGCCCACGTCGGCAGCCTCGCCGCCCACGCGGGGAATCATCAGGTTGCCCTGAGGAGTCTTCACGGTGACGGAGGCGTCGTAGACGTTCTGCGCTGCGGTCGTCACGGCGGCCTGCGGCGTGAAGCCACGGCCGACGAGAAGCTCCGCCTGCTCGCGAATCTGCGTCTGCACCTGAAGCCCGTTGACGTAGTCGTTGGGCGTCGTGTTGGAGTGCCCGAAGCCGAGGAAGCCGGGGCCGGTGTGCATCGACACCGTCTTGATGGCGGTGTTGATCTCAGGACGCGCACCCTCGACCGCCTCCTTGGCGGCCGTCGGGTCGTAGCTCTGGAGTTCCTTGAGGATCTCCTGAGGCTGCATGCCCGTCTTGCTGAGCTGCATCGCACGGTCGTAGACCGCACGGGCCGGCGCAGGGATGTCCGCGGCGACCGCGCCGGGAGCGCGCTGGCGCAGCTCGGCGTAGATCGAGAGCTGCTGCTGGAGGCCGTTGACGTCCTGCAGCGCCGGGGTCTCAAGGTTGTGCTTGAGGGCGTTCGGCATGAGCCCCTGCTTCGCCGTGAGGGCGACCGCGAAGGGAACCTTCTGCTCGGGCGGGGCGCTGTCGACCAGCTCGTCTTCGTGCTTGCGCACGTCCACCGGGTCGAGCCCTGTGGTCGACCAGTGGTTGCCGCTGTTGAAGAAGCTGCCCCAACGGGCGCGCTCGGCGGCCTCCAGCTGGATCTGCGCGTTCATGCCGTGGAGGTGCAGAGCACCGCCTTCGCTGATGAGGTGGTTGCTCAGGGCGTCCTGAATGTCCTTCTCGGGGACGATGTGACCGTTGGTCTGCAGGTCCGAGAACCTAGCGGCAGTCTTGTACTGCTCCAGCGTCATGTCCTTCTCGCTGGCCGCAGCCGCCTGCTTCTTCGCGAGGTCGAGCTTCGCCAGATTCTCGGGTGACCATGTGGCCCCGTTGGCGAACTTGAAGTCGCGCGGGGCGAACTTGTCGACGGCGTCGGGGTTCTTCGTGGCGATGGCCTGCTCGGCCAGCGCCTCGACGTAGTCGTCGCGGGACTTCTTCGGATCGCCGAGGTTGGCATCCTTCAGCTTGGCGATGTCGCCGTCGATGTTAGGGGCGCCGTTGTTGGTGATGCGGTCACGAAGGTCCAAGCCGAACGCAGAGCGGATCTTGTCCTGCCCGTCGGCTACGGTCTTGCGGTACACCTCGCGGAGGTTGTCGGCGTACGCTTGGTTGAGGATCGGGTAGATGACCTTCGCGGCGGCGGGGTCTTTGTCCTCGCCGTTCGGGAAGGCAGCCTGCGCGATCTGCTCCCAGTGCTCCAGCAGCCCCGGGACGTGGTTGCCGTTCGCGTCGGTGCTGCCGTGGAGCGGCATCCCCGGATTCTGAACGGTGAACTGCGTGATCTGATCGGCCGCGGTGTGGGCTTTGAGCGTGGTCTGCGCGCGATGAACGCCCATGGCGAACGCGTCGCCCTGCGCTACCTCAGGGGCGTCGTCCTTCGTGGGCTGCTGACCGGGATGCAGCATGCCCCACGCGGCGCCCTTGGTCTCGGCGTCAGAGCCGGCAAGACGCGCTTGGATACCAAGGGCGTCCTGCGCGTGCTGATTGAAGCCTTGGAGCGAGGCGATGAGCTGCTGCGCCGCGGCGGGCGCGCCGGTGACGTTGAGGGGAGCCACGACGCCCGTGGTGTAGTTCGAGGGCTGCGAGGGGCCGAAGCCCTGAGCGTCCCCACGACTGCCGGGAAGTTCGGCTTCTGTCGGACGTGGCATGGTGCCTCCTTAGACTGGTGCCGGCTTCGCCGCGCCGAAGTGGTACATGGCCTCGCCCTGCATGAACGAGCCACCCGCGCTGAGTGCGGTGTTGAGCGTCGCTCCGAGGAAGGTCGAGGAACTGGCTTTTTCGTTCAGCAGGCTCTGCGTCTCGGCAGTGTTGGCCTGCTGCTGGTTCTGTTCATTCTCAAGGATCAGACCGGACTCATTGGCCTGAGTCATGGCGGTCGTCTGCAGCGAGCCCATGAACGAGTTCGAGCCGAGGTTGATGTTGGCGCCACTGGCCGCCGCGCGGCTCTGCGCCATCTGCTGGCGGGCTTGCATCGCAGTCTGTTCCTGCTGCTGGCCGGCCTGCGCTTGGATCTGCTTGCCACGAATCTCAGACTCGGTGTCGATGGCACGCTTGTTGGCGGCGGCCATCTGCTGCTGCGCGACCGCGCTCATCGCCGTGGTGGCGGCGGAGACGGCGGCCATCGCGATGACTACGGGTGGGCACATGGTGTTGACCTGAAGAACTGGAGGAAGGGTTGCTTGCCGACGCCGTGCTCGGGCACGTAGTCGACGAAACGGAATCCGCCGTACGTGAGCCAGCGGATGGAGTCACGGTGCGTCGCCAACACGAAGTTGGACAGCGCCGTGTAGCCCCTCGCCATTTCGGCGATGTAGGCTCGGGTGTTCGCGACGACTTCTCGCCGGTGGGCGCGCCAGTCGTCAGTGGCGAGGAGCCACGGGCTGCCCACGTCGGGCTGCCCGGGCCACGGGGCGACGCCGGACTTGTCGTCCAGCATCGCCCACGTCCGCTCCGAAGCTCGCATCGAGTGCAGGAGGCCGACCTCAGGGCCGGCTCCGATAGTAGCTTCGATCTCCTGAACGTCCGCCGCGCGGAGGCCACGCGTCAACATCTGACATGCGTGACACTCACGCGCGGGGATGATCATTAGATGGTCCTGCCTCGGTTGTTGTAGTCGGCCTCGAACTCGGCCTCGAAGAACGCCACGGGGTAAGGTGTGTCGTTCATGAGGGTCACGGTCGCTTCTGTGCTCGCGCCGTACACCCCGAACTCGGCCATGCCGGTGCGGAAGTTCGGCGACCCCGTGATGAGGTACGAGCTGCCGACCGTCATGCCCGTGTACTCGGACGTCTGGTCAGGCACGAGGCTCATCGAGAGTGGGCTGCCGTTGCCGTAGCTGTCCACCAACACCTCGAAGAACGCGGTGTTGACGAAGTACACGCGCCAGTTGCGCAGCGTGAGCCGCCCGCTCAGCACCGCCACGTTGTTCTGGTTGAGCATGAACTGCTCGCTGAACTGGTACGTGAAGGTGTAGCGGTGGCCCGCGAAGACGCTGTGGGCGTGGTAGTCGCCCGGCACGCGCACTTGGTTGGCCGCGGGGAACGTGTACGTCGACGGGTCGAGCATCGCCCCGGGCGTGCCGAAGGCGGCCCCGAGGACGATCCTCACGTTCGTCTGGTCGACGTTGTAGGGGAACGTCCACGTCGTGTAGTTGCTCGGTGAGCCGGTGTACACGCCCGTGAGGGTCGTGCGGCGGTCGAGCAGCAGGTCGTAGAGGTTGCCGTTGTTGTCGGTGAGCCCGACGTTGGCACCCACGGCCAGCGAGCACTTCTCGATGTACGTGCCGTCGCTGTGCTTGACCACAGCGTACAGGTAGTCGTCGAGACCCGCGGCGGCCAGCACTTGGTTGCCGGCGCCGAAGTCCCAGTAGCTCCACGAGCTTTGAGCCTTGGTCTGCTCGTTCTGCCAGTAGAACTTGTACACGTACAGCCGCGAGGGAGCCGCGCTGGTCGCGAGGAACACCGCGTCGTGGTTGTTGGAGCCCGCGAGCAGGTACGCGCCCTTGGGGATGTAGCTCGGGACGTGTGCGGTCGTATCCTCGGCGTCCGTCTGGATCTGGCCGGTGAAGCTCAGCTTGACGAAGTACTCGCGCAGGCGCGCGTAGCTGTCGTCCTCCGACACAAAGTAGATGTCCGAGCCGAGCATCACAGGCCGCACCGCGGTCGACGCGATGTACCGCGTGGCGACCTGAAGGGCGACTGTGGTGGCGCTGAAGGTGCCGTCGAGCGGCGTCACGAGGCGGAACTGGGTCTGGTCGCTGAAGAGCATGACGCCCTGAGCGAACGGGACCGCGTAGTTCATCGACGTGACATTCGTCTCCGACGCCCCGACATCCACGACTTGGTCAGCGAGGGTTTGTAGTACGGTGAGGCGGTAGAAGTTGCCGAAGTCTCCCGCGCGGGAGCAGATGACGTTCTCTCCTGCGAGGATGCCGAGCCGGTTCTGGTAGAAGAAGACATCGTTGATCGTTCGGCCCACGAACGACGGGTTCGGGTTGGTCGTTTCATCGCCGACCTTTCGAGGCGCCCACGAGAAGGGCGTGAAGGTGAACGTGTCGTCCGCGTTGTGGACGAGTGACCACGGCATCGTGGTCTCGTCGATGGCGTTCACCAGCGGGTTGCTGTCGGCGTCCGTGAGGGCGACGGTCTCGTTCCACACGCCACCCTGATAGATGACGTAGTACTTGGTGAAGCCCGAGGATTGATCGCCTTGGATCGCCCACAGGTCGCCGTCGACCGCCGCGGGCGTGCCGTGGGCGGCGTTGGGGCCGCCCGGCAGGTAGTCGAAGCTCTGCACGGAGCCTTTGTAGGTCGGGCTGCCGGGGTTCGCCTTGTACTGCTCGTAGTGAGCCGCCGAGTAGTCGTTGCTGAGGAGGAGGTCCTTCCCGCGCAGCGCGCGCAGCAGCGACAGGTAGTCGGTCGACTGCGCGGACTGGTCGGAGCCCGCGGACTTCATGACCACCTTCACCGACTTGTTCACGATGAAGGAGTAGTCGGCCACGGTGGTGACGGAGAACATCGAGGAGGGCGACGAGGCGGTGAGGTAACCCTTCCCGTGTGGGAAGTTCACCGTCTTGGCGTTGCCCGCCATGTCGTAGACCTGCAGGTTGCCGTTGGTCAGGACGATGATGTAGCGGTGGGTCTCGTCGCGGTTGATGATCGAGAGGTACGCCGACGAGAGGTCGGACGACGTGATCTTCGCGACGTGCTGGAAGGGAGGGCGCTGCTTGAGGCCCTCGACCACGGTGCTCCAGCCGTTGACTTGGACCTCGGCCTGCGACGGCAGGCGCAGCGTCGCGGGCTGCTGGCTGACGCCGTTGTAGAGCGCCGGGATCGCTCGGTTGATGAGCACGGTGGATTACTCCTACCACCAAGCGTTGTTCTTGGAGGCGTTCGGTTGACGGTTGAAGATGCGGCCATTGCGCGTCGGCGCGCTGAACATGTTGGTGCCGCTGTTCTTAAGCTCCGAGCGCTCAAGCTCGGCGCGCGCCTCCAGCTCCATCTCCTTCGTGAACTGGTAGAGGATCTGCGAGCCGATGGCGGAGGTCTGGAACTGCCGGGCGGCGCGCATCGCGATGTACATGCGAGCGGCCATGGGCGTGTCCTCGAAGGAGAAGCACCACTTCACGTCGCACTTCAGTACGCCGCCCTGAAGCCAGTTGCCGACCGAGAGGTCGAACGTGTGGTTCTTGACGTCGTAGAGCATGCCCTGCCGCTCGTTGAGCGGGAGCGTGCGGTCGCTCGGGGCGAAGTCGAGGACGCTGGCGGGCCGCAGGATCTGGTTGCTGCCGTTCGCGGTGATCGGGAACTCAGCCTCGCGGTTGAACCACCAGCCGGTGTGCTGCACGTCGCGGCACACGTTGTAGAGCGTGGTGGTTGCCCACGAGACGTCGTTGATGCCGCTGGTGGCGAGGGTGTTGACAGGCGCCTTGCCAATGCTGAGCAGCATCATGTTGACGGCTTCGAGTTCCGTCGTCGGGTTGGCGCTGAATGTGATCGGCATTGGGAAGGGTCCTGTGAGGAAAAAAAGGGGACCCTCAGTTGCCTGAAGGTCCCCTTGGGTTTGCTGTGTGATCAGCGAGAAGCGATTAGTGCTTCTTCAGCTCCACGACGCACTTGCTGCGGAGCAGCCCGGCGCCGATGGCCTGCTTGGCGATCATCAGGGTGCCCTGACGACGCGGGTCCCACACCGACTCCATGGTGATCCCCTTGAGGTTCAGCATGGCAGCAGCAGCCTCGACCCACACGAGACCAACGGTCTTCGTCTGGTCGGACTGATACTTGCTCGGGTAGTTGGCCTGAATGGCCTGACCGTACGGCAGCGAGCCGGCCGCGGGGCAGTTCGTGCCCGGGTTCGGCGGATCGCTCGACGCGACGATACCAGTGGCGTTGGTGCCGCTGTCGTAGGTCGTCACGTTGTAGCCGAAGAGCGGAGCAATCGACTTGATGATCTCGATGTCGCTCACGGTGCGCAGGGCCTGCCGCTGCAGCGACGCGTTGCCGTCGTTGTAGAAGCGGTTGATGTTCTTGTCGCTGTTGGCGACGAGATACCACTGCACGGGCTTGAACACGGCGTAGACCGGGAGGGTCTCCACCGGGACCTGATTGATGTCGAGCTTCTGCTTGGCGAGGTTCACGCCGCTGATCAGGTCGGCGCCAGACGCGGTGAAGTCGGCGGTGCCGCTCACGTCGCTCTGGTCGGTGACGCTGGAGCCAGCGCCGTCGCCGGTGAACAGCTCGGTCGTGTTACGCGCCGAGGCCACCAGCGTGTTGCTGATGACGCGGTCGTAGAACAGCGCCTGCGAGCGGCCGTGCTCCATCGCGTAGATCGAGCGGACGTCGTACTGGTTCTTCAGCTCTTCGATCTCGGCAACGAACGTGTCGCTGACAACGAGGTCGTCGAGGGTCACGAGGACCTGGTTCGCCTGCACGTCCTGACCGAGGATCTCGGTGCCGGGCGTGTGGTAGCGGGTGTTGACGCGGAACGTCGCAGGGAACTGCGCGCTCTTCGCGCCGCTGATGGAACGGGTGCGGACTTTGTCCTTCAGCTTGACCGCGATCTCGAACGCAGTCAGAACTTCACCCGCGAAGATGGTCAGCCAGAGGGCGTCAAGTGCGCCTGAGCCCTGAATCTGACCAAGATGGGAGACATTGGCGTCAGCCATGTGTACTCACTTGGTAATCGCCGGATCGCGACCCTATGGTTGGAGGTCATCGAGCGGCTTTGTTGTTGCGGATTGATGGGAGGGTTTGCACGCCAGCTGACGCCACGAACTTTCAGCGAGGTTGTCCCTTAGGCTCACCCGTAGGTGAACGGTCGGGGCCACTCCTACTCGATGTTGGTTCGTCGGAAGGGTGCGGAGGGTTGCTGACCTACGTTAGCTAGACGCAGGCTGGCGATAGGGAGTGTCGGGTTGGACTTGAACCAACTTCAGCTTTCGCTTACCGCGCGTGTTTCAGCGCTGCATTTCCTCTTGCGAGCCGACACAGGAATCTGGCACGTACTTAGTCCGTCGCCCGTGCCGGCGCGCTTTTACTCTGTAAAAGACCCCCGAGGTTTGCTCTCGGTGACTACCCAAAGGGCGGTTGGCCGACGAGTCGGGGGTGTGTTGAAAAGGGATGAACGCATCTTCGCTGTCACGTTGTGACCCCGGCGGCGTTCCGGCCGTGCGCGCGTGGAGGAGGAACACGCGCGGTGTTATTTGCGAAGCCGCGTGGGTGGCAGATGTCGCCACCGCAACCCGTGCTTGCGGGCGCTCGCGTGGAGCGCCACCTCGGGTGCGATCTTCGCCGACTCAAGGAGCCACATGTAGATCCCGAGGAAGCTCGGGCCGTGGTCTTGAATCTTGTCTTTGAAGTAGAAGTACGCGATGTGATGCGCCGCCTCGTGGAGCGCCGTCGCAGGGTTTTTCCCGCTGCGGTTCGGCTTCTCGGGCGACGCGGCCTGCATACTGATCAGGTAGGCGGTCGGCATGCACCAACTCATCGAGCGGGTGTGCTGCTTGACCGCCGGAGGCGGCACGCCGTACTTGCGGCATGCGCCCCGGATCAGCTTGCGACACTGGGCGAGCGTGAGGCTGTTCTCGCCCCAGTCGTACCAAGTGTCCTCCCACGCGTAGAGCGCCTCCTTCTGAGGATCGTCGTCCGCGCGCTTGGTCATGGCGTTACTTCTGGATGCGGATGCCGATGTCGATGCCCTGACGCTGCGACGCGGCGATGCGCTCGGCCACCTGTGCGCGGTAAGCCGCGTCCTTGGCGTAGCGAGCGTCGCTCATGGCAGCCTGCAGTTCGGCCTGAGACGCGAAGGCGTTGCCCGCGGGCGTACCTCCCTTGGTCTCGACGGTCTTGCCGCCCTTGCCGAACTCAGCGGCGTAGCGGGCGTTGAGGCCCTGCACGGCCAGCGTGATCTGCCCCTTGTCGCCCGAGCGCAGCGCGTTGTTGAACGCCGTCTGCTCCTCGATGGAGTAGTTGGCGGAGCCCCACGCGACCTTCTGCTCGAACGCTTCCTTGCCGCCGGCCATGTCGTGCATCGAGTTGATGATCAGCGTGGCCTGCGCCTTCTGACCGTCGATGTACGCGTCGACCGTTGCCTTGTCGTAGCCAGCCTTCGCCAGCTGCTGGTAGGTCTGCTCCGAGAGCTTGCCGTCGCGCTGGATCTCAGCGGTGGCGGCCTGCACGGCGTCGGCGCGCGCCTTGGTGACCGCGGCCTCGGCGGCTGCCTTGTCGGCGGCCTCCTTCTCGGCGGCGAGCTTCTGCTCTTCGGGCGTGCGCTCGGATGCGGGCTTCGCTGCGGCGTCGCGCGCGGCTGCCTCAGCGGCTGCCTTGGCGGGATCGCCAGCACCCATATCGGGCGCCTTGGCGGTGCCGAGCTTGGTCTGCAGTTCGGCGTAGCTCTTCGCCATCGCCTCTTGGTTCACGGCGCCCGTTTCGGCATTCCAGAACTTCTCGGGGCACCACTCGGGGCGCTGCGGCTTGTTTCCGGTATTGCCGGTGTCGGCGGGCTTCTCGCCCGGCTTGACGTCGGCAGCCGCGGGCTTCGTGCCGCCGGGTGCTACGTCGCCGCTCGCGGACGCGGGCGGTGCGACCTTCGGGGTCTGGTCGCTGATGTTGGTGGAGCTGCCGTCCTTGTTGACGAGCGTGACGCCAGCGGCTTGCGCCTTGGCGAGCGCTGCCTTCTCGGCGTCGCTCAGTGAGTTGATGTCCAAAATGATTCCTCCTCAGGTGTAGGCGGGGGCTTCAGCCGCGCACGGCTTGTAGACATGACTGTCGGGTACGGTGCCCAACTAGCCCCCATGGGTTACTTTCCGTTGACGTTGTCAGCGATGCCCTTGACGAACTGCGGCGCGGCGCGCTGCATGCCTTGGGCCATCATCTGGTTCTGCTGCTCGGCGTTGACTTGGTCAGCCGTCTTGAACAGATCCTCAGGCTTCTCGACGCCGTAGCCGGTCGCGAAGCGGCGGGCCACCTCGTCGAACTGCACGTACATCTGGAGCGCCTGCGGGCCGAACGTCTGCGACAGGTCCGCGAAGAGCGAACGCAGTCGGTTCATTTCGTGGTTGCGGCCGAGGGCCTCGAAGCCGGTCACGATGACCGGGTCGAGCGCCTGCTTCGGCAGCGCCGGGATCTCGCGGCTCTCAGTCATCGACGCCATGAGGCGGCGAATCATGGGCAGCTGAAGCTCCTGCGCGAGCACGGTGTAGACACCGCCGAGGGTATCCTCAAGCTCCTGCGCGTTCGCCCTGATCTCCTCCGCGGTGACCCGCTCGGCGTTGCGAGTAGTGCCCGCGGTGAGCAGGAAGGCGTAGCTGAGGCGCTGTTCGAGCCCGTCTGCAGTAGCCTTGGCGACTTGGAAGTCGGCCTGCTTCTCCAGCTGGAGCATGTCGATGTCAGCGAGCGAGCCGACGACGGCGTCGCCTGACTCGGCAGCGTTGAGGTCCGCCACGTTGGTCGTGCTGTTGGGATGCACGAGCATGACGACCTTCGAGGCCGCCTGAGCGAACTGCACGATGGCCTCGCTGAGACCTTCGAGCGACCTCAGGTCGCCGAGGTACTCCTCGCAGTGGCCGCGACCGTAGTCCTTGTTCGGAACCGCGATCCAGCGCAGGGGAATCCACTCGGTCTTGTCGAGCGGGCGTTCACCGTTGGTGCCGGGAACGCGACAGTCGTTGATCTCCTGCCACGAGCAGACCTTGTTGGTCACGTAGTCCCAGTCGATCATCGTGTAGACGTCGACCTTGGCGAACGGATCGGTCTTGCTCACGCGGCACACCGCGCAGACTTCTGGAGTCAGCGCGTCGGCGATAGTCGTTTCGAGCACCACGGCCTGCAGGGGCCGGCCCATGGCGTCGCGCGCGATCACGAACTGATCCATGCGGAACATGCGGAAGTCTTTGTGGTTCGGCATGTGCAGGAGCACGTTGCCGCTGACCACGAGGTGCTTCAGCACCTCCGCCATGATCGGGCGGGTGTGGAACTGTTCGAGCGCGTCGTTGACGGTGCGCTCGACGCTGCCGAGCAGCTGCTCGATCTGCGACAGCTGAGTGCCGAGGGCCTGCGCCACCGACTCGCGGATGCGAAGACGGAAGCACGGCATGCCCGGCGGGAACAGCGCCATCAGCAGCTTCGAGGACAGGTTGTTCACACCGCGCGCGCCGACGCTCTGGTACGGCGTGGGCAGCTCGGTGTTCTCGTTCGCGTAGATCGGGGGAATGAGCCCCGGCAGCGTCAGCGCCGAGCAGTCTCGGGCGCGCTGCAGGGACATGAAGCGGAGCGACTCAAGGCGCGAGTAGATCGCCTTGGCCGTCTGCAGGTTCGCCGGCACCGCGGCTTGCGGTGTCAGCTTCTGTGTCTCTTCGGGCATGGCCTACTTCCTCATCAGGGCGCCCATCGGGGGCACCGTCGGGCTCATGCGCCCGCCCATCGAGCCGGCCATCGGGCCGCCGACGGAGGGCATCACGATTCCCGGCTGGCCCATTGAGGGGAGCGTCAGGCCGCCCTGAGGGGCGGGCAGGCCGGGCGAGCGGGCCATGGGGCCGCCCTGCGTCGGGCTGGTGCTCGCCGCGGGCATCGCGCCCGGGCCGAAGGTGACGAGGGAGTTGCGCCCGCGGTTGGCCGCAGGGGACATCGCGGCGCTGTCGAGGTACGGGTTGTGGAGGTACTGCGGTGGCGGCGGGGGAGGCGGCGCGCCCGGGGTGTGGACGAGGCACATGGCGTTACGCCTTCTTGAGTAGGGGTTGGGTGGGGTCGCTGCCGGCTGCCTCGGACGCCTTCAGGCGGAGCAGCAGGGACAGCACGAGTTCGCGCTTGCCGGCGTAGCGGTGCGCGTCCTCAAGGGATTCGTGGGCGCCGATGCAGCGCTCGGGGATCGTGCGATCCAGCTCGCGGATCAGGTCCGCGGCCATCGCCGGTAGCTTCTGCACGGGGGCTCCTCGGTTACATAAGGGAGAAAAAAGCCCCCGCAGATGCCGGTGACCCTCCAAGGTGCCGTACTGGCACTTACCGCCTACGTTGGCGTGAGAGGCTTGCATGCGCCCTTGTTGGGCCGAGCGCTTACCGGGTGCGGGGGTCTCTGAGATTTCGAGGGGATAGGGGGCTTTCTACGAGGATGGGCACTAAGGGGGTTACGCCGGGTAGGAGCCCTGACCCGGGAAGAATGGCGTC